CGTAACCTTGCTTATATACTTGGTTGTTAGTACATCCAGTAATAGTAACTGCTGCACTACCAGTTGTTGTAAATCCTGTCGTTAAGACGCCACTACCACTAGCTGTCCTGTCAGCACTTAAAGCTGTAATAGAGACAATGGTACCTGTTTTATTCTCGATATCAGGGTTAGTTGTTGGGAAGCTTCCTTCATTAGCAATAGCTACAAAACCACCAACTTCATTTACTAGTGAAGCTACTCGGTCATCAATAGCTGCTGCTGTTGCTATATAAGCATCAGTAGATACCCAAGATACACCATCCTTTAATGTCTCGGAACTAGATTGTTTAAAGTACCTTTCATCACAGGCTTCAGAAGACAGTAATTTCGTATCGGAAGCAGTAGCGTTAACACCATCTGTAAGGATACCAGTTCCTGTATAACTAGCAGCAGAGAGTTCACCAGTGATGGTAATGTTTCTACCACCTGTAATATCCTTATTAGCGTCTGTGATGATAGCCTTAGAAGCACTGACTGTACCATTTGTAACACCATCAATGAGGTTAATATCAGCAGTACTGGCAGTAACACCATCGAGGATATTAAGTTCATCAGTACTTACTGTTGCACCGCCTAGTATCTGTACTTCTGCTTGTGTTAGATCAGCTAACGCAGCAGCTGTGTTACTACCCATTGTAGCTAATTCTGTTAGTTCAGCATCTAACGGCTGCCTTGCATCTAGCTGTGTTTGAATATTTGATGTTACTCCATCTAAATAATCAAATTCAGTATCGGTTACACCTGTTGCGTGTAAGGTATCTAAATAATTTAATTCTGTAACACTACCAGTATATCCATCTAATACATTTAATTCAGCAGCAGTAGAACTTACTGCTGTGCCATTTATAGATAACGCATCTGTTTCAAGAGTTCCATCAATGTCTGCATCTCCACTAATATCTAAACTACCACCATCTAACTCTCCTGTAATCGTTAGGTTTCTTACGCCTGTATAATCTTTATTGGCGTCTAATACAACTGCTTTAGAAGCTATAGCAGTTCCTATTGCTGTTGAACCTAAATCTAAATAATTAATTTCCCCCACTACAACTGTAGCACCATCAAGAATATTTAATTCAGCAGGAGTTGATGAAATAGCAGTAGTCGTAGCTGCTGCTAATACTGGAATATAACCACCTTGATTAATTAAGTATTGTGTGTGATCTGCTGTTGGATCAACAATAGATAATGTAGTTTCATAATTATCGGCAGTTGCACCTTCAAAGACAACTGCATTTTGTGCTTCCATTGTTACTGTATCTACTTGTGTAGTTGTTCCTGCTACATTTAAATTTGGAACTCTTAAAGTTCCTGTGCTTGGATTATAATACAATGCACCAGTATCATCGTATAAAGCACTTGTGCTATTACCAAATACTACATCATAATTTACATTATCTGATTTGTCAGTTATAGTTACTGTAGAAGCTAATGTAGCGTTTGATACTGTAACTCCTGCAATAACTGTATTTAAGGCAGTTCCATTTACTGTAATAGCATCAGCTTCCAACGTTCCATCTATATCTGCGTTACCAGAAACATCTAATGTTGTTAAGTCTAATTCCCCTGCTATCGTTACATTTCCATCTGCTAATGTAATTAAATCTGTATCGTCTGTGTGTCCGATTGTTGTTCCATTAATAACAACATCATCTATATCTGCTAATCCTGCTGCCAATGTTCCAGTAGTAGTAAATCCTGCTGCTGTAATTGTTCCAGAGGTAGTGTCATTTCCACTATTAATTAAAAATGCGTCATCTACGTTAAGTGTATCTCCACTTAAAGAAATATTTGTTCCTGCTGATAAATTCGTATCATCGCTAATATCAATTTGTCCAAGTGTAATAGCTTGTCCACTAATAGATAAATAATCGTGAGAAGAAGTAACAAGAGTTACATCTCCAGTAGCGACAAGATCTATTGTTCCATCACTATCTTGGTAAGTTGCTGTTATATTTGTTTCAGTATTACTGCTAAACATCGCACCAACTGTATCTTGCACTACTTCAGTTAAGTCTATATTTGCACTTCCGTCAAAAGAAACTCCGTGTATTGTTCTTGCTGTTTCTAATGCTGTTGCAGTAGCTGCATTTCCAGTAGTATCTTGATTTAAAGTGCCAACAACTAAATCTATTGTTCCGTCGCCGTCTTGGTAAGTTGCAGTAATTCCAGTTTCGGTGTTACTACTAAACATTGCTCCTACAACATCTTGTATTTCTTCGTCTGTTTGATCTGCAGTTGCGTTTGCTTCTATTGCATCTAACTTATTTTTAAGTGTAGTTGTAAAATTATTATCTGATTGAGTAGCCACTACAAAGTCTAAAGTGCCATCTCCATCTTCATAGCTTACGGTAATACCTGTTTCTGTATTACTGGAAACCATTGCACCGACAATATCTTGGACTTGCTCTGAAGTAAGAGTTGCTTCAATCTTTGAATTAAGCTGTGTTTGTATGTTTGATGTAACCCCATCAAGATAATCAAATTCGGTAGACGTTACACCTGTAGCGTGTAAAGTGTCTAAATAATTTAATTCAGTTACGCTACCAGTATAACCATCTAATACATTAAGTTCTGCTGCAGTTGATGTTACTCCGTCTAAAATATTAAGTTCTGCAGTAGTCGATGTAACTCCATCTAAAATATTTATTTCTGATGCTGTAGCAGTTACTCCATCGAGAATATTTAACTCTGCCGTTGTAGAAGTAACTCCATCAAGTATATTAAGTTCTGCTGCTGTAGATGTAACGCCATCTAATATGTTTATTTCAGCAGTAGTTGCAGTAACGCCATCTAATATATTTAATTCTGTTGCAGATGAAGTAGTCGCAGCAATTTTAGTAACTGCTGCATCGATAACAGCTCCTGTGTGTGATGATGTATAATTAGCCATAGTATTTCCTGATTACTGGGGGGTATATTTCAACCCCCCAATTTAATCGTCATTACGGATTGTTAAAATTCACAATTCCTAATGCTGTGCTTGAAGTAGCGTGTGATAACGCAGCTCCAAACAACACATCGGCTACAACAGATGTTGCCAAGTGATCAATGTCATAAGAACTTTGAACTCTTGGTGCAATTTGTTGTGCGAAATAGATGCTTTCTCTTTTAAAGATAGAAGCACTTTCGTCGCCAGTTCCACCATCGTCGTCCCAATCTGTGGACGCAAATACAGGCATACCGTATGCCATTACAACTTGTCCTTTGACAAGTGGATTAGCACCGTCGCCTCTCTTTTGAGCTTCTGCGAAGTCGCCAAGAGATAACATACTCATATAGGCAGCAGGAGAACCGTAAAACCAAGTATCTCCGTCTGTATAATCGTGTCCAGCATCAAGCATTTTCTGTAAACCAGAACGCAATAATGCTGTTGTCATAGTATTGTCAGCACTTAAAGTAACATCGTTACCTGTTGCTGATTGGATTACATCAACTGCAAGATAGTTTTCAACTTTCTTTGCAAGAGCATAACCCATTGATCGTGCGTAAGCATTAAACAAATCAGCAGATTCTTGCACTTTGACAATATCTTCAATTCGTTTTGCTTCGTAGTGATGTTGATCAACTGTTAAGTCAATCTTTCCATCGGTGTTATTTGTGTAAGTAACTGCACTACCTGCAGATTTAGCTGCAGCAGTTTCTTCTGTTACTTTAGGTATGTGTAGTATATCGCCACCACCTGCTAACATTGATGAGAAGTCAGATACTTGATTTTTAATCTGAAATTTTCTTTCAGCATAGTCAAGAATCGCATCTCTCCAAAGTTCAGGTATAAAATTGGCAGCCGTAGTTACTGTTACATTTCCATCAGCCATTTTTTACCCCCTTAAGGTATTAAATTGTTAAAATTATTTTCGTTTTTTAAGGTAATGGCTTAATAAATCCTTATGAGAACTTCTACGATCAGAGTTAGTATCTAATTCATTAAAAGGGTTTCCTTTAAACTTGGAAACGCTTACCTGATTTTCAACTTGCCCAACGTTTGCTCCAGATTTTTTATCAAATTCTTCAGCAATATTTCTCAAAAGCGATAAGTCATCAACCTTTTCAAACTTCTCTCGCTTATTTTCAGGAATACGATCTAAAAGAGTTTTTCTTTCTTCTTGAACATAATTACTAAAAGATTCATTTACTTGATCGAATTTAGCTTGTAAATCTTTATTTTTATTCTGTTCTTCGGAAAGAAGGGTTTTATATTCGCCCTGCTCCTCTAAAACTTTTTTACGCTGTTCTTCCTGTTCGACTTCAAAAGAACTTAATTTTCCTTTAAGTTCATTACGTTCTTTTACAATCTCTTGAAAGCGATAATAAGGAACAGCTTCATTTTCTTTTTTAGCGTCTTGACTGACTTGAGGTTCTTTTACAGCTTCCTCTACGGCTGGTTTCTGTGTATCTTCAGACATTTTAACTCCTTTTGTGGATTATATATTCCCATAAAGTTAATTCATAACTAAATTAAACACAAATTAAAATGTCTAAAAAAATAGAAGAATTTGAATTTAAACAAAAGTGGTTTGACTTTATGGGGTATAAACCACACGAAGGACAACGAAAACTACACTTTCCAGAAAAACCTGATGCTACTTATTTTGTAAATATTTGTGGTAGAAGATATGGAAAAACTACAGCAGCGTTTCGTGAAGCAGAGTTCTATGCTGCACAACCTAATCGAAAAATATGGCTTGTTGGACTATCTTACAAAAAATCACGATTAATGTTCCGAGAAATTTGGAAAGATATGGTTGCTGGTAAAGCAAACGATATTGATAGAGCATCTGAAAAAGAACAGTATATTAAGTTTAAGTGGGGGACTACCGTAGAAGGTATGTCTTGTGAAAACCCAGATTCATTAGTAGGGGAAGGCGTAGATTTACTTATTATTGACGAAGCAGCAAAAATGCCAAGAAAGATTTGGGATATGTATTTATCTCCAACGCTTGTAGATAGAAAAGGAAAAGCTATCTTTATTACGACACCTGAAGGGTATAATTGGATTTATGATTTATTTATACTTGGACAATCAGATAAAAATTGGTGTAGTATGCAATCGCCAAGCTGGGAAAACCAATATGCTTTTCCAGATGGATATGAAGATTCTTTCCTACAAGAACGAAAACGTAATATGTCAAAAGAGTTATTTGATCAAGAATTTGCTGCACAATTTACGAGTATGGAAGGACGAGTATATCCATTTGATAGAGAATTAGATATTGGACATATTCCATACGATGTTAATTTACCTACCTACTGTTCAATGGACTTTGGTTATCGTATGCCATCTGTATTATGGTTTCAAACATTTCAACATAATGGGAATTGGCATATTAATATTATAGATGAGATTATTCACGAACAAAATATCCCTACGGAAAAATTAGTTCAGATGATTAAAGCTAAAAATTATCCTGTGGTTGCATATTATGGTGATCCTGCTGGTAGCTTTGTTCAAGGACAAAGTGGTATGGGTGATATTCACATATTGAGGCGACACGGAATATATGTGCAATATCGTATGGATAAATTATCTCGTGATATACAATCTGGGGTAAGTTATTGTAGAGGGTTCTTTGAAAATGCAGAAGGATTGCGTAGAATTAAGGTAGATAAAAAATGTGTAGGCATTGCAGAAGATTTTGAAGGATATAGGTTTCCAGAAGCAAAAGAAGGCAAAGGAATATCAAATAATCCAATAAAAGATGGACGATATGAACACGGTTGCGATGCTTTTCGATATTTTATCTTGAATAGATTTCCAATTAGAAGTAATTTCGTTGGAAGAATACCAAGATAATAGGAACGATTAAATGATATTAACACCAGAAGAAATTATAAAAAATTCCCTGTCGAATTTTAAAAAAGAACAATCCAAAGCAAGAAGGGAAGAAGTAAGAAAGTCTTTAGATTATTACTCTGGATCATTAACAGATCAGTATATCGAACCATATTTTAAATCCGATGCGTTTCAAGAAATTCCACATTATAATACAAACATTGTTAAAAAATTCATTAATCGTATGTCCAAGATTTATACGATTGGTGCAAAAAGAAATGTTAGTAAGAAATACGATGAATTAACAGAAGTTAAAAATGCTCGTATGAAACAAATGGAACGTATGACACGCTTACTTGGAACGTGTGCAACATACGTTATGTTCAATGAAGAAAAACAAGAATTTGATTATCGTCCTATTTACTATTTTGAACCCTACTTTGGCGATAACGTTTATAAACCAGAAGCAATCGTATATCCTATGATGCACGGACACGCTGACATATCTGATACGCAAGAATTACAATATGCGTATTGGGATTCACAAATTTGTGTCAAGTTTGATGAAAACGGTAATATTCTTGAAGAAGTAAAGCATAATCTTGGTATTCTCCCTTTTGTATTTACTCATAGAGAAGAACAGTTGGATTCTTTTTTCGTTGAAGGTGCTTCTGATTTAGTTAGTGCAAACGAACACGTTAATATCACAATGACAGAAATGCAATTAGGATTGCGTTTCCAAATGTTCGGACAACCAGTTATTTCTGGTTTAATTACTGACAATAACCAAGTCAGAGTAGGTTCAGATGAGATTTTATCATTGCCAGAAGGAAGCAGTTATAATATTGTATCTCCACAAGGTAGCGTAGAATCTGTTATTGAAAATATCAAATGGCAAATAGAACTGGTGGCGTTGAACAATCATTTATTCGTTACTTTCGCACAATCAGGTGGAGAAGTCCCAAGTGGTATCTCCCTAATGATTAAAGATTTAGAACGCCACGAAGATTTTATTGATGATAAAGAAATATATCGTCAATACGAACACGATTTCTATAAAGTTGAATATGCTATATCTCAATTCAACGATTTAGGATTACCTGATCCAAAACGATTTAAAGTAGATTTCTCTGAAGTTGAATATCCGATGACTACCCAAGATAAGATTATGTTGAACGAATATAAATTAAAACATAACCTTGTTACCGAAGCTCAATTACTCGCTGAAGAAAATAAAGATATTAGCGTAGAAGAAGCTGAAAAAATTATTGAAGAAAACAAAGAAAAGAACGGTTCAAGGCAAGTTCAACAACCTATTAATCCATTACAAGAGGTAGAAGAAGATGATCAAGATTCAAGTGAAAACTAATGCTGACTTTGACAAAGTAGTTAATAACCTTGATTCTCTATTATTAAATGCTATATATCGCCCTATAGGGACAGAAGCAAAAAACCAAGTTCAGGAAAGTATTAAGAGTGGAATAGATATGGAAGGAAAACCTTTTGAACCACTATCTGTTTTTTATGTTGAAAATAATGCCTACGCTCAAAGAAGTATAAATGATACACCTTTACTCGCAACAGGTAAATTGTTAAAAAGTATTAAGATGCAAACATTGGAAAATGGCGTAAGGGTATTTTCAAAAGTTGGGTATGGTGGAAAACATTTAAAGAAAGGACATAAAGAAACATTTAAAACAAAGAGTGGAAAAACAAAAACTGCAACAATACCACAACGACTATGGTTTTATAGAGATAAAGCACACGCAGTTGATAGATTGATAGAACCTCTTGCAAGGCAAAAAATTATATTTGAAAATAACTTTATGTCGCAATTAAAAGTTCCAATGCGTAATTTGGGTAAAGCTCTTACAGTATAATGGATAAATTATTAAAAGAAATATTAAAACTCGTATTAGAAATCAAACAAATTTCTGGACATAATAACGATCTATTGGGTTTTCTCTGTAAACAAAGTTCTTTATTACCACAACAATCTCAAGAGGATTTTATTTCTGTTTCAATGGAAATGTCTGAAATGTTTGATAGGTATAATATTAGTCCTGACGAGTTTGGGATTTCTTAACATTTTCTAATTCATACAACTTTTCTAACCACTTTCTTCGTTCGGCATTGGTAGGACGCTTTGCTGGTAATGGTTCTAACCCTACTTTTTTAGCTCGTTGTAATAATGCGTATCTATTTGCTTTATCCTCTTTACGCTTTTTCCTATAAGACTTTGTTCCTTTCTTTATTTTCTCTACTGCTTTCTTTTCCTCTTGTTCTCTTTTTTTAGGTTTGTCGTTTTTAGGATTTCTCTCTGGAAGGGTATCTATCACTTCTTTTACTTCTTCGCTTTCAGCATCAATTATTTCCCAGTCTGCATCTTTTGCCTTTAAAAACTTTTCAAATGGACTATCTACGGTTACATTAATGTTTTTAATCAGTTTACCACTATGCTCAAGCACCAATCTCCCTGCCATTACATTACCTTCTACTGCTTCTCGTATCATACTGCTTAATACCATTGGCAATTTGCTATTAAATACTGTCATATAGCTTTTATAATACATATCCACAAATTTGTCATCAGAAAACCAATTATGTATCGTTTGTGGGGTTAAATTAAGCTGTTCGGCTAATTCTGTCTTATTTAAGTCAGGATTATGGATCATTAAGTCAATAGCAGCTTGTTGATTGACTTTCTTTAATGCTACTTTACTCATCGTCTTTTTCCTTGTCCTCTATATTTCTTTTTATAGTATTTTTTTGAAACCTTTGTGCCTCGTTTGGTATTCTTGCTATTACCTTGTCGAGTTTTTTTAGCACCATTTCGCTTAACTCGTTGACTACCAAAGAAGCTATTTCTTTTTCTTGGCATTTTTCTTTACATTGCACCAGTCCCAACACTTCTTACAAGCGTCTTGTCCTGATTTTGTGCATAGTATTGCATAATGCAATCCAAATCCTACTACTAATCCTAATAAAAATTGTAACATTACTTCTTCTCCTTTTTTTTAAATATTTTTTCCCAATTCTCTCTATATTTTTTCAAATCACTACCTTTGCGTGGTTTGTCGCCCTTTCCAACTCCATTTGGCTTGTGAAATATACTATCGCTTTTTTCTGGCATACTGTTTTGTATCTAATGGACATTTGCTCATATATATTATTTTATTCTGCTGTTGATTGCCTGTTTGCAACCCACAATGAGTATATCCTTTATATGTTGTAGCATAAGGACAACATTTCTTATCCTTTAATGCACAATATTCAAACATTATTTTTTAACTTTTTTGGCTTTCTTGACTGCTTTCTTTGCCTCAAACTCTACGCCATTATTTTCCAATTCTTGTATTTCCTCTTTTAAAAGATCTACGTCTTTACCCTCTTTCAACTCAATAATTGCTTGATTTCTCGTCTGTAAATGAGAGTTTTTTAACAAATCGTTCCATTTTTTTAACTTCGCCATTATATCTCCTAATCTATATCTAATTCCTTGTAAAGTTTACGATCTGTCATCGTATTTTTACGCATTACCCTAATTTGGGGTGTTGAAATTAGCTTTTTCGCTTTATGTTTCTTGCCTTTACAATTACAAAATTCCCTATTAGGTTCATCAAAATACTGGAAGTGTTCAAATACCTTTCCAGTCTTTTCACATTTGTAATCATATCTTGGCATACACACAATTTAATCAAAAAAACCAAAAAAATACCACTATAAAGTTTGGATTGGTTGTCCAGTAAAAAACCGTCAAAAATTTCTTACCTATAAATCCTTGTAACTGTAACAATATCAATAACTTAGAGGAATATTTTTAATTATTGATTATTATATATAGAGTATTAAATTATTATATTTTTATACTTGGTTAGTCGTTTTTCACTACTTTGTGCGTAATGGTGATACTAAAGGGGGATAAGGTTTCATACGCTCCTATGGGGTAGCAACCAACAACCAACAAGCAAAAAAAAGATTTTCAAAAGATCAAAACAAGCAACAAGCAACCAACCAGTAACAAAAAGGATTTAAAAAGGATTTTAAAAGGTTAGGTTTAGCTGTTTAAAAAGTTAGGGTGTAGGGTTTACAATGTAATACAATCAATGCAACTAAATAAAATAAATAGATAACTAAATAAAATGTTTGCTTTTTAAATAAAGGTGTATTAACTTCGAACGAAGTGAGAAATAAACAACTAACAAAAAGAGGTTTAAAAATGAGAAATAAAGACAAAAGATCTGAAAAAATGAGAGCTTTAAGTAAGGAATACAAAAAGCACAAAAGCAACAAGCCGATCAAAAAAGGCAAAAATGATATATTCTTTGATAGCAATTTAAAACAATGGAAGATTGAGAAATCAAAACTTCATAATAAGATTTGCGATCAAGCTATCAACGACTTAAATACTAACTAACAAAAAAAAGAGGTGCAAAAATGAAAAATAAATTTAGAACTTATATGGTAATGGTTTTAGGTAGTGTTGCAATCTTTGAATATTACCTGATAAAATTGTTATCAGTTTCAGATTTTAGTGGAAATATTAGCTTTTTCAGTAATGATGTAATACAACAGGAAATAGTAGCAAATCAACTAATTACAATTCTACCATATTTACTAATTACTATGGTAATTGGTTTTGTTGGTAGTATTGCAACCATTAAAAAAGGTAGGGCTTAAAATGATTGATTTTATTGTAAATATAGGGTTAAGAATTTTATTCTTTAATCTTAAAATAGGGTTTTATTTAATGGTTTTAGGTGTAATATTAATGATTTTAAACTAACAAAAAGAGGTAAAAAAAATGATAGAAAGACAATTAATTGAACATGAGATAGGAGTAATTAAATCATATAGGGTTTTAACAAGAGGATTAAAAAATAAGAAATTCTTTTCTTTAAATTGGAACGATAAGAGGAAAATAAAAGCAATAGAATTAAACTTATTGAGAAAGTTAAAAAATAAACTAAAAAAAGAGGTGTAAAAATGAACGAATATAAAATAAGAATAGGTAATAATTCTAAAGAATATACTTTAAACCATTTAAGAGCATTTAATATTAAATACTTACCACCTACTAATTACAAGGGTTCAAGGGTGGTAATTAATGATTTAAGAAATAAAAAAAGAGTAATACAATCTTACGACTATGAAATAGGCAACATTAAAAGTCAAGGTTTTAAATTTTTAAAAGACACAGGAATAAAAGTAAATTCTTTTTATTACAATGAAAAAGATTATACTTATACCTTATTATCTGAGAATTTTGAGACTATGATTAAATAATAAGAGGTTAGAATATGAAAAATAATATTAAAATGATAGCTTTAAAGCGATATTTTGACAATGAGCAAAGCAAAGCACACAAGAAAAAAGAACAAATAAAAGAATATATATTAGGGTTTTTGACTTGTTTTTTAATGTTCTTTTTGTTCTATGTATTGCTAATAATAGCCAATATTTAAGGTGATCAAATGATAAAAGATGAAATAAGAAAAGCAACTATTAAAAAAGATAAATATTTTACTTATCAAATATTTAAATGTTGTATTGATAAGGCAAAAGGCAAAAAAGATTGGATTATCTATTGGTTCGTATGTTATGACAAAAGACACCAACAGCCAATTTTTGATAGTAAAACTTTTGATGAATATCAAGATTTAAAAGAATATTTAAAAGAATATAATATAAAAATAAGATTAAAGGATTTTAAGAAATATGCTTAAAGAAATACTTTTATTTACTTATTACTTTTTTTTATTAATGGTTCTAATTGTTTATTTATTAAGTATTAGACACTATGGAATAAAAAAAACCAATAAAGAAATATTTAAATGATCAGAAAAAACCAAAAAAAAATAAAAAAATTCAATTATAATTATAACCAGAGTTTTCAACTATAATTATAACCAGAGTTTTGAATTATAAATAACAACTAAAAAAAGAGGTATAAAATGGAAAAAGAATATACAACATATAGTATAAATATGGTTGGTGTTGGCTGTGAGGTTGATTTATTACCAATTCACATAAAAACATTAGATAAAAAACTATATGACGACTTAAAAAGGTTCATTAAAAAGTATAATAAACATATTGAAAGTAAAGATAAATATGTATTTAATGGATCAGATTATATTTTAATAGATAAATAACAACTAACAAAAGGGTATAAAATGAAACTAACAAGAGATAATACATTAAAACATTATAATCTTTATAATAACTTACCAGAAAATAAAGATCAAGCAATACAACAGGCTATTAATTATCAAAAACAAGTAGGTAATGAGCAAAATATTAGTTATGGTGAAATAGCTATTATAACTAACTATTTTTTCAAAATAGCTATACAATTTGATCTAATTGATGAATTTAAAGAAAATGGAATTATATAATATAATAAAAAAAGAGGTATAAAATGGAAAAAGAATATAAAATAACAAGCTATAATAATGGTTGGTATAATTTTGAGGATTTACCTCAAGAGCATAATTATATCAAAATATGTAATTTATGCTGTTCAACTGATCGCAAAGCAATAAATAGAGCAAGAAAAATTATTGGTAATAAAAAAGCAATTATTACAATAATAACAGAATAATAAAAAAAGCCACTAATTAAAGTGGCTTTTTTTTCAACTAACAAAGAGGTTATAAATGATAACCTTTAAGAAAGGAATATGAGAATTATAATCTATGAAAGAATTATATTTTTTACCAGAGTTTTCATTATATTTTTTACCAGAGTTTTCAACTTTTTTCAGACGAGAAAACTATATTTACTAACTTTTTTGTTGTATATTTTAAATAATATGTTTATAATACACTAAATATGAGAACAACTAATAAAATAAATTATATGTTTATATTGCTAACTTGCTATATCTCATTTTCATTATTACCCTTACCTTATATGTTAGTTAGTCCAGTTATAGCAGTTAGCAGTATAAATTTCAAAGAGAGGATCAAATGAAAGTAGATAGCAAAACTTATAAGCAAGTAAGTGAAACATTATATAATCATTGGGGTTCAACAAAAGATGATTATAAGATTGACAAAGATCGTATGACTATTATTAAAAATTATATGTCTGATTGTCCAAGTTGGACAGGGGATATAGTTTTTGTTGTAGGTGGTGAAAGTTGTTTTATAGATATAGTAGTTAGGAATAGTGGAACTGATAAATGGTGGGTTATGTATCAGATAAACGAAAACGAACTTGTATCTTTTCTACAAGAGGGTTTAGTATGGACTGATGAGAATATGAATAAACTACTTAATGATAAAACCAAATGAGTGATTTATTGAAACCAACTGGAAAAGGCATAGAAATTAGAAAAGCAGGTGGTTATAAAGCATATTATAAACAACAAGCAGAACTATCAAAACCAAAAAAAACACAAGGTAGAAATGAATTGTGTGCTTGTGGAAGTGGTAAAAAATTTAAAAAATGTCATCTAATAAAGTGAGGATCAAATGATAAGAACTATAATTGAAGTAGCAGAAATTTATAAAAGATATAAAAAGGGAGATTTACACTCTGATCTTGATGAGAGTGGACAAGGTGGATTTTGGGATTTATCAAGAGAAATTGATAGAGAACAAAACGATTGCTATGCTTGTTTTGGTAATACAAAAGGCGAGTGTAAACAAGATAAAATATATTACAAATTAATGGAAGTATTTGATATTTATAAATTAGAGGAAAGTAGGATCAAATGAGTGAAATAAACGAGAAACCTTATACTGAATTATATTACGAAAATTATGTCAATCCTACCAAAGAGAAAAAGAAAGAGATGTATTATTTTATTGCAGATGTATTAGATCATTATTCTTTTTACTATCTTAAAACAAAAGTTAAAAGAAATCCAAATAGAATAACTTTTAATCCAGCAGAGGCAGAACTACAAAAGCTATATCACGATTGGCATAATACTTGGAAAAGAGAACAAAAATTAGAACAAGAGAAAAAGAACTCATTATATTTTCTATTGTTCTTTTGTGGTATTGCCTTAATACTTTTGTTTCTTTTATTATTTAATGAATTAGGAATTATAACTTTACCAGAACAACTACTATAAGGAGAGAAAAAATGGATTGGGTTAGAGAATATGAGGAAAAGAGAGAGCAGAAAGCAATGGATCAATCAATGGGAAATAAAGACGAATATCACAGACTAATGGATAGCGAGTGGGATAATTTTTATACCATTGATGATTTTTGTTCTGAAATATATGATAAAATTAAACGAGAGTTAGAGGCAAAATTATGAGTAAAGAAAGAGGCAATGAAATACCATTAACGATTGAAATTCCTATTAATTATACAATCAATGAAAATGGTAATTTTATATTAGAATATGATACAATGCAAGATGACTTTGCAGATAAAATGAAATCATTAGATAGTTATTTAGTAAAACTAAAACAAAGGATAGAGGAGAAAGAAAATGGGTAAAATGGCAGAACTATATGCACAAAAAGAATTAATTGATCAACTTGAAAACAATGAGGATAAACTGGTAATTGAAATCAAATATGAGGATTGCGAGGAAACAGGTTATAGAAAATATAACTTTGATGAGATGACAACTGAATTTGATGAAAAAATAAAAGAGTTAGAAACAGATGTTGAAATGCGACAAGAGGCGTGGAACGAAAAACAACAAGATTATGCTATGGACAATATGACTTGTGATGAAATAGATGAGGAGAGAGATAATGTATAAAGAAATAGAAAGTGTAGAAAAAGAAATAAAAAATACCATTAAGGAATTAGAAAACGATTATGGTATGTCTTACGAGGATATGTATAATTGTTATTTAAAAAATGACGAGCCATTAAAATATCACATAGGAGTTAGCTGTGTGGAGGGTATGGAAAGATCATTAAGAATAATACGAAACAGATTAAAGGAGAACAGATGAGTAATAAATATAATGAGTATGATCCAGTTAAACTCTGGTTATTTTCAGAGGGCAGATCGCAAAGGTGGTTAAGCCAACGATTAGAAGTTCACGAGAATACGATAAACAGGTGGAAACGAACAGGCAGAATACCACATCATTGCAAATTAGCAATTTGTTATGTATGTGGAACTTCTATGCCAGAACTATTTGATGAGGTGCTATAATGAGTAATCCAATAGATAGTTTAATGAAACGATATAATCTTGACGAGGACGATTTTTGGTTTCTTGCAGGAAATAGAATTATATCTTTTGACGGAGTTTCAAAGATTATAGATCTTGAAAATGTTAAATTTGAAATGTCAAACAATCTTGATGTTTCCCCTGCTGTTGCTTTAAAGGTTGTAGCATACATAGAGCCAAATGATCACAATGGATATGATGAAAGAATAGAGGAAACAACCTTTGGAGAGGCAAACGATACAAATTGTCGTAATCAATACTTTTGGGCAATGGCAGAGAAAAGAGGCAAAGCGAGAGCAACCTTAAAACTATTAGGATTGTATGGCAAAAATGCTTTCTACTCTGATGTTGAGGCAGAGGACTTCCAGAAACAATCCCCTACGATTAAGCAAATTGAGGCATTTGTTAAGTTAGAAAAACAAGCAGTAGAGCTTGGGGTTTTAGATGAAAATGCTAAAAAATGGTTAAAGGATAATAAAAATGCTATACGATCTAACTTGCGAGTATATGAGAAAGCAACAGCAAGTTTAGAAAAAGCAATAGGGGGTAAATAATGTTAAGAGCTATATTTGAATTTATAAACTGGTTTATGTATTGGTATCTTATTGTATCATACATATTCATAGGTTTAATAGCTTTTTATTACATTGTTCTATTATAAATATGATGAATAATAGTTTCGTCAAACTATATCGCAAGATACAAGATAATTGGATATGGGACAATCCCTTGTATTTGAAATGTTGGTTAGATATGCTGATGAGAGCCAGTATAAAGCAATCATCAGCACTAATCAATGATCAAGTAATCCAAGTTAATCGTGGAGAAATTATATTTTCTCAAAGGATTTTTTGTAAACGAAATGGTATTTCAAGGCAAAAATTGAGAACTTTATTAAAAAAGTTAGAAAAATCAAAGATGATTACTATAAAAACTAACCCACATATAACCCACCTAAACCTTAATAATTATGAACTTTACCATGGTAGCAACCCAAGACTAACCCAGAGCCAACCCACACCTAACCCACACCTAACCCTATTAAAAGAAAGTAATAAAGAAAGAAATAAAGAATTTATATTATTCTGGGAGAGTTATCCTAAAAAGGTAGGAAAGAAAAAAGTGCAGGAGAAATTTTTAAAAAACAAATACCCTATTGACGATATTCTTAAAGCATTAGAAAGCCACAAGCAATCAGATCAATGGCAAAACCCACAATATATCCCCAATCCAGAAACCTATTTAAACCAAGAGAAATGGAACGATATATTGATTAATAACAAAGATGATGAGATAGTATATATTTATCATTGTAAGAATTGCGACAAGCAAAAGACAACTTCGGAATATAGAGATTTATATGTTTCGTGTTGCGATGAACAGATACAACCAACAAAGGAGTATAGATAGTGGATAATGATCTTTATTTACAGCTAACACAAGAAAATAGACGACAGACATCAAATTGGAATAGCATTATTGATTTGATTAAAGAAATTCATTTTGAAAAGTATAATCATAAAGAGATAGGAGAAATTATTGATGAGATAGTTTCATCATCTTGGCAACAATATAAAGTATTTGACAAAGGAGAAAAAAATGAAAATGTATAATGTATATTTAAAAAAGTGTTCAGACTTAAATGCTTATGAAGATGAATATATGGCAACAACAAATAACCCTAATAAGTGGATAGACACTTTTAATGATTATAGAGATGATGATGACAGACTACCCAATTCAGAATTTGTAGTAAAAGAAATAAATAAGGTTATATACGAGGAAAAATGAGAGCAAGAATACCACTTATTGAAAAAGTAGCAATGGTATTTCATAAGTTTGGATTTAGAAAAAAACTATCAGCAATAGAGATTGTAGAGGAAATAAAAAAGTTACCAGATTGGAGGCAGAAATGATAGAGTATGAGGACAGACATATCAATAATATGATATTGTTTTTAAGGATAAACAGATTGGCAGAAATGCAATACATAGATAACGAAAAAAACAAATTTTTTGATTATCAGAGTAATAAATGGTTTACGAGGCAAGAGGTTATAACATTAGCATTGGAGAATAAATGGGAAAAAAATTGGACAAAATAACTGGAACAACTTGGAGTATAAAACACGAGGGACATTTAAACCCTAATAATATTATATTCAAAGACGATAAATATAAAGAACTTGTAAAAACACTTAAAAAAGTTGATAATAATTTAGGAAAGAGGACAAGAAATGAAACCAAGTAGTGCGAAAGCAAAAGGCAGAAACTTCCAGAATAAAGTAAGAAAGATGATAATGGATCATCTGGACATCAATGAACACGATATAAAGACAGCAGTAATGGGCGAAAGTGGTATGGATATAAAACTATCGTCAGCAGGTAGAGAGAAATTTCCTTATGCTGTTGAGTGTAAAAAGGTAGAAAAGATTAATATTTGGAAGTGTTTTGAACAATCTTGTGAAAATTCAGAGGACTTAACACCCTTGCTTATATTCTCAAAAAACAATTCCAAAGTATTGGTTTGCTTTGAATTTAAGGATTTATTAGATTTGTTAAGAAAGTAATGGATCAAATATGATTGAAGTAGATTGCTATATATTGGCTTGTCCAAAGTGTGAGAGTAAAGATTTAATCAAGAAATCACGACAAAAGAATTATGACGGCAGTTATAAACAGAGGTATATGTGCAAAAACTGTGGATCAAGAACTGTTAACCCTACCTTATTAGATAAAGACATTGTTAAGTCAAATGTCCAATTAGCCAAGCAAAAACAATCAGCACAAGATATAAATAGAATTGAACGAAAAGGGTTTAGAGAACACGCAAGATATGAAAATGCCATTACGCAATTATTATTTAACATACAAGAGATATTACAAAACCGTTCCTTATCTGAATATAAATTCAAGAAAGTCAAACAAGGAAAGTCTGTTGGCGTTTTGCATATATCTGATACACACTTTAACGAACTTGTTTCCCTACCCCACAATAATTATGATTTCAAGGTTGCTTCAAGGCGTTTAAAACACTTTGTAACAGAGGCAAAAAAATTATTTAAATGTTATAATATCAACAATGTATTAATCGCTATAACAGGGGATTTAATTAATTCAGATAGACGATTAGATGAAATGTTGAATATGAGTGTTAATCGTTCCAAAGCAATATTCTTGGCAGTAGATTTATTACAACAAATTATACACGACATTGGAGAGGATTATTCTGTAACAGTTGCTTGTGTAACTGGAAATGAAAGTCGCTTAAAACAAGAGTGGGGTTGGACAGACTTTATGGCAAGTGATAATTACGACTTTGTTATATTTGAAATGCTACGACACTTATTTAAACAAACCAATGTAGAGTTTGTTGTTGATGATCCAAGCGAAGTTGTTGTTAATGTTGCTGGACAAAATTTATTATTATTACACGGAAACGGAAGTTTTACTACCCAACACGAGAAAAGTGTTAATCAAATAAAAGGACGCTATACTGCACAAGGCAAACAGATTGATTTTATTATATCTGGACATATACACTCTGCACGAATAGGAGATACTTATGCAAGATCATCTTCATTGGTAGGAGCAAATGAGTATAGCGAAAAAGGGTTAAATCTTGCAGGACGAGCCAGTCAAAATATTTATATTTTTCACGAGAATAAAAATATAGATGGTATGAAAATAGATTTGCAAAATGTAGGCGAAGTCGGTTATGACATTGATAGCGAACTTGAAAGTTATAATGCGAAAGCGTCCACAAAACTAAAACCAAGAAAAACCGTATTTGAGGTAACAATATGATACTGAAATTATCCAACGAGGAAGCAGAAGTAATGCGTTATATGTTTCGTGATAGTAGAGTTGATAATTTACCACCACAGATTAAACCTGTGGCTTTGGAAATTAGAAAAGCACTACGTCAATCTAAAAAAGTAGATGTGAAACAATATGAACAAATGATAAATGCTACAAATCCTAAATGGAGTAATTGCGAAAACTGTGATGATTAAATTATAAATGAACATCAACGGTTTATGTAAATGGGTTTTTAACCTAATAGTATCTTTGTGCTTAAAATACAAAAACAATGGAGAGGATATGTATTACAATACAACGAGAGAAAAGGAAAAACAATTAAGATTAAACTTTGATAAAGCAAAAAATCAAAAGCAAAAAGTATTAGGTATATTTCAAGCAATGCCTACTGCTTATTATTGTGCTGATGATGTTTTATCTGCTCTTAAACATTTAGAAGCGATTGATCTAAACACCCCTATTACTTCTATCCGTAGAGCAATATCTGATTTAGCCAAAGAGGGTTATTTATTAAAGACAGATAAAAAAGTAATGGGTAACTGGGGTAGATTAACTTATACTTGGAGGTTAAGATAATGTCAAATAAGCCATACGAACACAAAGAAAACAAAGGATCGTTATTTAAGAACGATAGGAAGGAAGAAGAAAAACAACCAGACTTTACTGGACAAGCCAATGTAGATGGAACATTATATAATGTATCTGCTTGGATAAATGAAAGTAAAGCAGGTAAAAAGTATTTCGGTTTAAGTTTTTCTATTCCAAAAGAGAAATCAGAACAATTCAAAGATGACGATTTGCCATTTTAATTTATTGGGGTAACATATTAACTTAAAACTTAATGGCACAAAAAAGGAGTGTCGCAGGTAACCAATCCTGTTTATCCTTATTAGTTATTATATTTTAAGCAAATACAAACGGTTGGCTACTGGTTACCCCATAAAAAATTATGAAAACATTAGAATTATTCGCAGGAAGTAGAAGTTTTAGCAAAGTTGCTGAAGAATATGGTTTTAAAACTTACACTACCGATAATCAAGATTTTGATAAAATAGATCAGGTGTGTGATATTTTTGATTTTAATATTGATGAAGCACTTACGGAGCTTGGTGGTTTTCCTGATATTGTTTGGGCAAGTCCACCCTGCACAACATTTTCAGTTGCGTCGATAGGACATCATTGGAATAAAGACAATACACCAAAAACTGAAGAAGCTATATTAGGTGTAAAGATTGTTGAAAAAACCATTGATATTATAAACGAACTACAACCAAAATATTGGTTTATAGAAAATCCAAGAGGAAAATTAAGGAAGTTAGATGTTGTTAGGCGTTTTGCAAGAGCAACAGTAACCTATTGTTCTTATGGGGATATTCGTATGAAACCAACAGATATTTGGACAAACTTTCATCTTTGGAAACCAAAACCAATGTGTAAAAATGGAAATAGAGATTGCCACCACGAACCAGCACCAAGAGGTAGCCAAACTGGAACACAAGGACTTAAAGGATCATACGAAAGAAGTCAAATACCACCTGCATTATTTGAAGAACTTTTTACACAAGCAAAATTAAATTATAGGAGTATGGATTGGGTATAAATGAAAAAATGCTGAATAACGCATTATTTTGGCTTCTCACGCCATCTTGTCTTATCACGCTTACGATATGCTATCAACCATAGCTTAAATAGAATTTTAAGGTATTTTAGAGAGAAAAATTTTCTATAATTGCTGTTCAATTTCAATGTCCACATTAAACGCATTATAAGCGACTTCACTTATATCTAAATTGTTATTTTTAAGGCGAACTGTGAACCAAGTGTTACCATCATCACTATATTGGAAAGTATTTAATTGTCCTTTGGCATAATCTAATAGTGCAACCAAACGATCTTTATTTGCAGCACTTAAATTATTATATGATAATGTTCTTGAAATTCTTGAATTGCTATGATTAGCTACTGCAAAGGTTGTGCCACCTAACGATTTTCTTGCAACTACGCCATCATATTCTTTTGGTTGCTCGGAAGCAACATTTGGACTTTGGGTTGGGGTATAAGTAGGACTATCATCTTCAAAAACATTAGCATTATCACTATGAGTTGCAGCATCTGTTCCATTGACACCTCTAACAACTGTTAATGTATTAGATGAGATATTAGTAACAGTCATTTCTTCACTACCGACTAATATATTTTGATTAACTTCAAAATCTGTTCCATCATCAACTACAACTGATGTTGCAGATGTAGATGATATTGCACCATTTAAATCAGATGTGCTATCTGTATCTGGTGTTGTATCTACTCTAAATCTTGCTCTTTCTATCGCCATAATGTTTCTAATTTATAAATTATTAAACTTCTCTCAAAGTTACTTTTAAACTTCCTGCTGTTCTTGTGATACCTGTTACTATAAATTTGCTGTCCGTAAACGTTCCACCAAACATTGGTAAGGCAGATGATACCGTAGAATTAAATGCACAGAAATCGCCTACTTCCATACCATAAAAATAATTACTACCAACGCCAGAACTTTCTGGATCAATTAAATTAATATTTACTATATATTTAGGAATACCATTTATATTCCTATAATAATTTGCAAATCCATCATTTCTATTTCCACTTCCTGTGTTTTTTGCAGTATCTGATTTATTTAAAGTTCCTATCAGTATATCTAATTTGTTCGTTTCAACATTTTCATTGCTTTTGATATTATAATTACTTCTAATGGAATTAGATGTATCTTCTGCTGTTTCTTCAAATAAATGTTTATTGTTTATAGGGTTTCTCTGCCATTTTATAATACGCTTTGTAATACATTTATCAATAGGCGTTACGCTAATATCCATAGATGATATGTCTGACAATCCTATTGTGTGCTGCGATGTAACTGTATTGGGTATATAAATATATTGAGGTGATTCATCAGACGTTCTAAATCTAAATACAAAAGCACCTTCAAATTGACATTTCTCTAATAATTTTTTTATATCTATTTCTTTTGTTGTCCAGTATTCTGGTTTCCAAGAACTCCTCAATGTTATTAAATCGTTTGCGTTTCCAGCATTATAATAATTACCACCATTTACAAGGGGATCTGCCATTTCATATACATCTGTTCCGTTGGTATGCGATGCAGCAGTAGTATGATTAACCCCCCTAACAACTGTTAAAGTATTTGACGATATAGAACTAATTTCCATTTCTTCGTCATCTATCTTTATAATTTGCCCTGCCGATACTTGACTTGCATCTGATACATCTACTCCAGTATCCGTAGCATTTAATGTTTCTGCTAAATTTGCTGTGCTATCTACAAAATAACCCACATTAGAAAAACGGTGTAGTATATCTCTGTGCATATCTACAATGTTAGTTATATTAGCATCGGTGTCCCAACTCTTATAAAATCCATCTCCACCAAGATATAATTTCTTTATTGCTGTAACAGCAGATTGGTGTTCTAATGGACTTGCAGAACCTGAAGAATATGTATTTGTGGTATTCTCGTCTATAATTTCAGCTTTTGCTGTAATTGAAATATCTTTAATTTTTACTACACAAGAAGATGTTTCAGCGTTCCACATATTGACGCTACTAAAAAATAAAGCTATTTCAAAACTTGCTGGTGCATT